CGTCTCCGACCTTCAACCTCGGCGACCTGGGATTCAGCGACGGCGGGTGGAATCCCGAGGGACTTCAATACACCAACCGACCTCGTCAAATGAGACTCACTGGTCTACGAAACGGATGGCCTCACAGAGTGTTTTTCGTCAGGTCTCGCCAAGTATTCTTCCGCAACCTATACGGGCCAATAGCCTCGGACGAGGCGACTCCCAGGGCGCCGACAGTCGTGATTAACGGCAGTACGCCGATACATGGAATCCTTGGAATTGACAGCCAACACGAACTCAACACGCCGCGCCGATTGAGGGTCAAGGTCTCCTCGGTGGTCGGACGACGCAGTGGAATAGCCAACATCGGAGACACTGTCCAGGTCTACGCCGCTCCGAGGCGCTGGGCTAATCCACCACTGATATTCACCGGCTTCATATCCGATGTGGAGGAGACCAGCAACGAAGTCACATTGACCTGCATGGACACGCTCGGATTTTTGACGAACGAGGTACTGCTCTCTGATAACCTCGTCATATCCGGTGACGCGGCCTCCGTGATTAAGGGAATCATAGCCCAGTCGTCCTACGCCCCACCTATTGGCCGCATTAGCACGGAGAGCCTGGTTAGCGTTCCCAGTGGACTCAAATTGGAGGGCAAGACTCTACTTGAAGCGGTACAGACGGTGCTCGGTTTCATCAACATTGCACCAGCGCCCATGACGATATACGCCGACGCCAAGGGCTACATTCACCTGCGTTCGCTGGCCGAGCAAGACTCAACCTCGCTGACCCCCTTGGTGGGGGGTAGAATGCCTCGCACTGATGTACCGCAAGACTTCTACCCGTCCGAGGTGGAGAGGATTCGTGGCGACCTGGACTTCTTCAATGTCGTGACGGTCAAGAACGACCCGCTCAAAATCAGCGTCACCTACCCTCCTGAGACCAGTAGCGACTATCCCCGTAGGCCGGTCCATAGGGTCGTCCGTGAGACGACTGTGACTGACGAGCGGCAGGCCGAACAGTTCGCTAAATTGATGCTCGCCAACAACGGTCGGAACAAAGAACAGTATGTCGTATCGGGTCTGCCTGAGCGCTTTGACATTTACCCTGGTGATGTTATGGAGTTCGCCACCTCAGCCGGTATCGCTGGTCGCCACCGACTGTTCTCGGTAGGCTGGGAATACAGCCCGTCTGGAGCGTTCATGACGCTCAACGCTGGTCGTCAAACGGCAAATCTAATCGCTACCTTGCGGTTTGCGAGCAACCTGTCGCTGTGATGGGGTGAGAGGGCCGCAGTGCCTATGTTTCAGTCGGGTGCGACCCCCTCTTAGATGGTGAGAGGACCCCGCCCATGAGCACATATCAAGAGGTGGGGGGAACCGAGGTTCGCTTGGTTATAGGGGTCCGTCTCATATTGTCCTATATGCTTCACCTACATAAAGGTTTCCTAATTTAATGATGGCGGCTTTTTCCAAAAAACCGACATGAAGAAACGCTCGGCATATAGGTTCTGAGGCACCTCAAGACCAAAAACCCAAAATTGTCTGCATCATTAGCCCCCCTACGGGGGGCTACCCCTAATCATTCATACAGACTTACACACTAATACACACACACATAATACAATATGTATGTATGAAAGATAGGACAAGAAGGTCGGCATCATTAAGAGGGTGGGGTGGGGCTGGCTGGAACCATGACCCCTGACTTCGCCGTTCACCAAAGCACCGATTCATCCTCGGATTTCCTATTTGACGCCGCCGAATTGTCGGTGCGTTTGACCTTCCTGTCGTCCACCAAGGGACGCATGGAGTTCTCAGCCGAGGTCAATGGCGAGCCGAAGGGGAAGGTCAATGTCCTGTCTCAGCACTCAATCGCTCGGCTCTCCAAGTCGTGCTTGGAAGACGCTGACAAGGTCGCTGAGTTCACTGCGACGATGCTCAAGGCCGGTGTGATTCTACGAGAGGGAACCTATGTCGTGGCTACTCAACAGAACAAGGTTGAGGCCGAGGTTGACTCCCTGACTGGGGAGCATAGCACCTACGGTGAGATTGAGCCTACAACGATTGGGAAGTTCCTCGGGGAGCGATTCCTACTGGACCGCATCAACGAGATTCTCCACGAGAGCCGTGAGACGCCGTTCGTCGGCGACGATGCAAACCTGCTACTCACCTTCCTCGTGTTCCTGTCATGCAAGACCGACAACCCACTCAACCTGGAGATGATTGGTCAGTCGTCAAGCGGGAAGACCTACATGACTCTGACCGCTCGCAACGGCTTCCCCAAGTCCATGATTATGGTACTCGCTGGTGCTTCCAAGGAGGCCCTCAAGTACGACTACGATGAGGTGGACGAGGACGGGAACTTCATTGTCAATGTGGACGGCCGGTGCATCGTTGTACTGGAGAAGGACGAGTCCTTCGCCTTCATTCGCAAGATGAAGCCCATTATGTCCGGTGACGACACCGAACTGGTGTGGAAGACCCCGATTAAGAACGAACTGTCCGGTGAAATTGAGACTCGTGACTTCATCATCCGAGGTCGCCCGTCGTTCATCACCCTGACGACTCGCAACCCCTCCGAGCAAGAGCAAATCACCCGTCAATTGATTATGACCCCCGATACCACGGTTGAGAAGGTCGGCGAAGTGGTTCGCAACGCACTGCTGGCCAAGGCCCGACCTGAGAAGTTCTCGGTCCACCCCGACCTGAAAATGCTCCAAGCGTCCATGCTGTCTTTGAACCGATACAAGGTCCGCAACATATTCGCACCACTGATGGTCAATTTCTTCCCTGCCCGCAACGCTCAACACCAGCGTGACATTGGAAAAGTGCTGTCAATTATTGACGCTATCACCCTGCTTCACCAAAGCCAGCGACCTGTCCAGCGGATTGACGGCGAGGAGTACCTATTGTCGTCCGTAGAGGACAATGTCATTGGACTGATGCTGTGCGATTTGGTGCTTCGGGCCAGCCTATCTGGTGTTCCCGACGACACATGGACGGTGTACCAGCAAATGTCAGCCATGACCGAGGCCAAGCGACCACTGAGCGAGGACAACATTCTCCAGTGGCTGGGCATCCACGCCTTCACTATCACCAAGAACGCCCTCAAAGAGAAGCACCTGCCGACCCTGGAAGACGCTGGGTTGATTGAGACCGCTCGCCGTGGCGGAGGCCGTGGCGGGGGCAAGAAGACCTACAAATTGGTCAAGTCCCGACTCGGACTGATGGACGACTACGCATTGTCACCACTGTTCGTGGAGACCGCCGCCGCCAATTTGACCACGATAACGAGCGATTTCAACGATGTTCTGAGCACCGCTGACGCTCCGGTGCATGGACACCCCCTCAAGGCCAAAGACTCGGCTCTACTGCGCTCTATTGGGTGCTTGACCAAGGAAGCCTCCAAGGTGTGGCGTGCTCTGTTCCTACCGTCCTACCTGAGGCCCGCTGGCCGCAACACCCTTCTATGGGACATTGTCGGCAAGAACTCCAAACACCGTGACTCGCTCTTCAAGGGCGACGCTTGGTTCAAGGAGACCACCGGTGCTACTGACGCTCTCAGCAAGCGCCGTGAGGTCAAGCAAGCGATTAAGACAGCCTCGCAGTCTACCACTTTGGACAGCGAAGAACTGTGGGAAGCCATGATGGATGCTCACCTTGACAACCTTGAAGACGAGGTTTGACCTTCATATAGGTGGGGATTCAAGGGAAGGATATGTCAGCCAAAAACCTGCCTACCTCCGTGAAGAGCCGCCTACAACCGTTCATTGACAAAGGGATTCAAAATGGGATTTTCCAAGATGCGTCTCCTGTCGTTGCACTGTACCGAAAGAAAGCAAGCGAACTCAAAGACACTGTCGCCGAACTCGGCGGTATGAAGTCCAAGAACGCACAATTGTTCGTTGCGAACTGCGTCATGACCGACCTGTCAGCCATGCTTCGTCAGAAGTCCTACATGGCCCACCTTGATGTGTGGACCGTTGACTCCCGAATGACCCGCACCGGCCGTGCTATGGCCAATGTGTTCGGCCAAGTCGTCATTGAAGACGGTGACTCAGTCATGGACCCAGCACTCTTCAAAATGTCCCTCTGGGACGAAGACGCCGCTCTCGCCGACGACCTCGTTGGTGGACTGTCCTACAACGCTTCCCTCTCGTGTCGCAACCTTGACAACGAGGTTCTTGACCTCCGACCACTCTCAGGAATGACCATGTTCACCGAGGAAGAGTACACCCACGGCGACCAAGCCGAGGTGCTCAAGGAAACCTACGATGTGACGCCGATTGCTGAACTTGAAAACGAGATTTCACGCAACCGCAACGACTACCGCATGGTCCAGGCCACCGTGTCCTACGCCGGTGTTCAAACCAGCAAGACGGGCAACACCTTCGGGAAAATGCTCCTCAAGGACGAGTCCACCATGACCATTGAAGCGATTGAGTCCGGCGAAGGCCTCATGCTCAACGCTCTCTGTGACACTGCGACCGCCAACCGCTTCGGCAAGTACAGCGAAGTGTTGGCCCTCGTGACCACCTCCATGTCTGACCAATACGGTCTCTCAGCCACCATTGAGTGCGCTGTCGGCCTCGTGGTCATTGCTCCACCCAAGGTAGAGGCACCAAAGTCCGGCGACGACGCTGAGGACAACGCCTCTGACTACTTCTCCACGACACCGACCATTGACTTGGACGACGACGATGAAGCCGAAGAGGAGTCTGACACCACTGAAACACCAGCCGAAGCCGCACCCGCAACCGAGGCAAGTGACTCAGAGGACGCAGACTCCTCCGAGGCTCCAAAGGCAAAGGCCGCACCCAAAGAGGGTGAAGAAGGCTGGACTGCCGAAGGCGACGACGACGACTGGGACGACGACTGGGACTGATTCCAATTCATGAGGCACTGGCGTTTCATACCGCCCGTGTGTGCCGAGGCGTTGTTCCTACGAGTTCCTTTCATTCTCTCGTAGGCAGGTCTCACTTGCCTGTTCCATTGGGCGCTTCGGCACACCCTCACCTTCCATGGAGGCAGGGGTTTAGGGGTTTTTACCCCTGCTTCCGCCTGGAGAGATTCAAACCGACGCCCTTCCGATTCAAACCGAAAGGTCTGAAGAATCGCCACTTGAAGAGATGAACAATATGGACAATGTCAACAACAACCCTACCTGGAAGCCTGAATACCGAGAAGCCTGTGGTATAGTGACCACATACAGAGGCGAGAAGCCAATGATTCTCGTTGTCCGACGCTCTGCCCTTGAAGACACCTGTCAAGGTCTATGGGAAGTCGCTGGCGGCAAGGTTGACGAAGGCGAGACGATTTACTGGACGGCCCGCACAGAACTCCGTGAGGAGACTGGTCTTGACCGCTCCCCGACCTACATGACCACCCACTACGACCACAAGAAGGCCAAGGCATACCACCTCTTTGTAGACGCACATGTCACCAAGCCTGAGGTCACTTTGTCCTTTGAGCACGACGAATACAAGTGGATAAGTCTCGGCGAACTTCGCGCTTGGGTCAACGATAGCCCCGATACGATTAGCCACCACCTCGCTCACTGGGTCAACGACTGTATTGACTCCAATACCCTACACGGTCACTTCACCTACACGACCATGGCTGAGGGAGTTCCTTTCTCAACCTGGAGTACCGCTTCATGGTATGATGTTTGAGCGACATGTATATATAGGGGTACACCTACCACTAAACATGGACGGAACAACACGACCCACCCCAGTCAACCCGATTGCTTGCGAGAACCTCTACCGATACCACTCTGACCGAATGGTCCGTGTGGTTCACGAAGGAC